CTATTCGCACATGCTATATACGCACCTCGTTGGCGAGATGGAGGAGAGCGAATATGCCTGTTTACCGGAGCGTGTTACTGGGGGACACGTACCCAGCATTCTGCACTTCAAAGGACCCGCTCGTAAGGAGGCGTTCCTCCGTGCTTAAAGTATTCATCGGGTGGGACAGCCGCGAAGAGGCAGCGTATGAGGTGTGCAAGAAGTCGCTTGAGTTACACACTTCAGTCCCGCTCGACATCACCCCCATAAAGCAGAACGATCTGCGCGAGCAGAGTATCTATTGGCGTGGGGTCGATGCGCTCGCGTCTACGGAGTTCAGCCTCACGCGGTTTCTGACTCCACACCTCGCGGGGTACTCCGGCTGGGCCGTATTTTGCGACTGCGATTTTCTTTTCCGGGGGGACATCGCGACTCTGTTTGACTACGCCGACGGGGCAAAAGCGTGCTTCGTAGTACCGCACGATTACCGGCCTACCGAAACGGTCAAAATGAACAACCAAGCGCAACACGTTTACCCCCGAAAGAACTGGTCTAGTTTCATGTTCCTGAACTGTGAGCATGAACAAGTTAAACGCTTAACACCAGAGATTGTGAATATCGCCAGCCCAAGTTATCTTCACCGGTTCGAGTGGTTATCTGACGATGTGATCGGACACTTGCCGATTGCGTACAACTACCTCGAAGGGTGGCACACCAAGAACGACTGCCCCAATCCGATAGCCGTGCACATGACCCGAGGTGGTCCGTGGTTTCAGGATTACATGGATGTGGAGTACGGCAAGGAATGGATGGCCGTGGCATCGACGCTATGAACAAGTACCAAAAAGCCATTAAGAGAATTGAAGAGCAGTTCCAAGCAGGCAAGTACGCCGAGGCTATGGATCTGTGCAATTACGCGATCAGTCTATTTCCAAAAGACATCGTAGCGTACCGGGCGAAGGCGAGACTGCTACAGATTCAGCGGGACTTTGCGGGAGCGGAGCAGTACTACAACGCAGCCGAGAAGCGCGGGAAGCTGACGGCAGATGATCTTGTTAACCGTGGCATTGTGAAGAGCGAGCAGCAGAAGTATGACGCTGGCATCGAAGACTTCACGGCTGCGCTCAAGATCAAACCGGACTATCTACACGCTTACATCCAGCGAGGCGCTGCGAACTGGGAGATGCGACGTTGGGAAGAGGCGCTTGAGAACTTCCGCAAAGCGAATGAACTTGGACCGAGTGATCCGAACGCGCAGTGGATTCTGGGGCTACTGCTACTGCAACAAAACAAGTTCAAAGAAGGCTGGCCGTTGTATGAAACGCGCTGGCGGAGCGACCGGTTCAAGAGCCGCCGCCTAGTCACCAGCAAGAAGCAATGGACTCTTTCCAGTAGCGCGAAGTCCGTGCTGGTGTGGGGCGAGCAAGGCATCGGTGATCAAATCATTTATGGATCGTTGATCCCGGCTATTCGGCAGCGCACCGATAAGGTCACCGCGATGGTTGACCCGCGTTTGATCAAGATGTTCAAGGCGTCGATGCCGGATGTGGACTTCGTAGCGAACAGCGATCAGATTCCGTCCGACCAGCACGAGGAACAGATTCCGTTCGCGAGTGTGGGCTGGTCGTTTATAAACGAAAAGGACGACATCCAGAAGTACGCAGCCCGGAACTTCTTGCAGGCTGACCCGGAGTTGGTGAAAAAGTATCGCGAAGAAGCAGGACTCGACCCGAACAATTTGACGGTGGGTCTATCGTGGGTGAGCGCAGCCATCAAGATCGGACCACATAAGAGCGTCAACCTTGAGCAGCTCCTGCCGATTATGAAGCAGGATGTGAATCTGATTAACCTGCAATACGGCAGCGACAAGAAGGCGGTTGATTACTTCAATCAGCAGCACGGCACGAACATCGTCACGACTTCGGTGGATTTATTTAAAGACATCGACGGTCTGGCTGCGCTGTGTCAGATGTGCGATGTGATCGTAGCCATCAGTAGCTCGACCGTGCATCTGGCTGGGGCATTGGGTCGCCCTGTGCTGCTGATGGATGCGAACAAGCTCTGGTACTGGGGTAACAAAGATGGCGACCGGAGCCTGTGGTATCCCAGCATCCGCATCTTTCCGAGGGACAATATGATTGCACCTTGGGATAACGTCATTGAACAAGTCACAAAAGTGGTGGAGGGAATGATCCATGATAGTCGATAAAGAATCCCCGCCCGGAGCATGGGCAGACGAACTACGAGCTGCGCCATGGGGCTACGGGCAAAGCCAAGCCAAGAAAGTTGAAATTGCTTTGAACAACGTGCGGAAGGCAGGACTTTGGGATGAACACCAAGTTATTCACATGGAACTAAACATTTTAAAAGCTGAGTTGGAGTTATTACGAAATGCAAGGAGATAAGGATGCGATCCGAGAATACTTGGCGACTATCGGAAGCCGAGGTGGAAGCGCTGCTTCAGGCGATAAAAAGCGAAGATCCAGAGAACATTATCAGCGAATGGCAAAAATCAGCCACGCTAAACGAAAGGCCAAAAAGAAAGGAAAGTCAGATGAGCGACCCGATAAACCCGAACCACTACAAGAAGGGTGAGATTGAGGCGATTGACGCCATCAAGTCTGCTCTGACTGAGGACGAGTGGCGGGGGTTCCTGAAGGGGACGGCGATTGCCTATCTGTGGCGGCTTGGCCATAAGGACGCCGTGGAGCAGGATGCCAGTAAGACCCTCTGGTATGTCTCATGGCTTGCAGGAAAAGACCCGAGGGGGTAAGATCCCCCCGTGCTATCTCTATTCTCCTAGAGACTTGGCCCCGGTGTTGTAGCTCTTGCTCCGCCGGGGCATTTTTTTCACTTCCCCCTGATCTTGTAGACGCGGCGATCCCGACCCGGACCATCTTTCTTAATGACATCTTCCACGATGTCGCCCGACTCCAAGAGCGTCTGTAGGATTTCGTTTCGATCCCGAGCCTTCATGCCTTGGAGAGACTTGGCAAGCTGGGTGCTGCTGGCTCCGAGTTCCCCTTGCTTGCGGATGAAGTTCAGGACGCGCTTGTGCGAGGCTTCAATTTCGTTCTCAGCCACTTCCCGAACCAGCAAGTCAGCGGTGTAGTTGAACGACCAACGAGCCAAATCATTAGCCATCTTAAAGACTTCAAACGTCACCGTAGGCGAGATGGGATCACGCGCAATGGCTTCTATCATGGCGAGCTTGACCGTGATTTCACCGTAACGCACCCAGAGAGCATCGTCGCCACGGGATTGCTTGACCTGCCATTCTCGGACGAGCTTGTACTCTTCAAACGCGGCTTCTTCCCAGTGCACGATCATCGGCACGACCGGCGAGTTGGGGAGCAATGGCATGTTGGTGAGATTGCCAACACCCGCCGGAACGACGTTGTAAGAGTCCATCATGTCTTTAACGATGTCTTCAGGCGGCGGTGTCATCTGCGGAATCTGCGTGTCCGGGTAATCCTCAAACGGTGGAACCAGCAAGATGCGGCTTAGCGTACCGTTATCCACCATGTCGAAGTTCAACGCCGGGATCAGGGTTCTCGGTGTCGTAGTGCCGAAAAAGTTGAAGTTAGGCTGGTTGATGTCGAGGCGCACTCGGTTGGTCGAGTCAGCGTACTCTTGGCCGTGATACATGCCGCTGCTACTGGAATACACCTCAAGCAATGTCTTGATGATGTCTCGCTGATGACTCGCTGCGTTTTTGGCGGTCAGGCTTTGAAGATATAAGCCCATTTCATCTAAGTGGGAGATGCGCGATTGAAACTCAAACAGCGTTCGCAAAATAGCAACGCCGGAGCTGAAGCGATCACCGCAAATCAACTGGTGCAACCCTGCCGCAGCCATAAGTTCTTTGACCCGCTGGCGACTGTGATCCTTACCGGCACCGGGCTTGGCCACGGCAATCGCAAACAAGTTGCAGCGTGTATTGAGATGCGCCATGGCGTACCGTCGCCCGAACATCGCCCCGAACATGCAGAGCGTATTCATCAGCGCAAACGTAGGCTGGGGTTGCTGTGACGTTGAATTGATCCAGCGAACGACTCGCCCTACCAATGACGGGCTGGTGAACCAATCATGTGGGAAGTTCTCTTTGGTGCTTTTTGGTAGCCGCTTGGGTTCTTTGAGTCCAGTCAGATCAATCTTGACGGGCTTGATGGGATTCAAATCCAAGTGCGGCGGCGGAAGCCAACCATTCTTCTGTGCGTGATAGTACAGAGTGCCTGCACCAATCTTGGAGGGCGGCGACTTGCTGTAATGCTCCCAACGCTGGGTTGTTTCGCTGCTGTTGTATTTGCCCGATGCGCGTGACCACTGGTCGAAGATGTGTAGACCCTTGGCCTCTGTAGCGCAGTAAATCGCCATGCCAATGCGGTTCCAGTCATCCCACGAAAGGTCGGGATTCGGAATGAACTTGAGCGCATCCTCAACGGCAGCGAGCGTGCCTACCAGACCGTCATACGAAGTCTTAGCGTCCTTGTCAGGAATAACCGTAGTGACGAGCCGGGTACGCCGCATTGACGGAGGGAGCGCCTTGTAAGCCTCTTCCGCAGCCTCCATGACCTGTTCACGGGTTACAATCGGCAACGACTCTACGGGCATCTCGTGAGGCGATTCCAGCGGCCAACTGTAGGGCTTGCCGGTTTCGGGATGCGTAGCGTAGGCAACGAATTGCTGACCTTGACCCAACACCTCAATCGGGTGCAGAGAAATCTTGGTAAAAGGCTCCAATGTCCGGTAAAGGTAAAGTGCTTTTGGTGACTTGCCGATTCGTATCAGATCGGTTCGACCGAGCTTCTTCTGGAAAATCTCCCCGATGGCAACGGCAATCGACTCGTCCAGAATGTCGATGTCAATCGCGACCACTTCACCGGTCAGAATCCCGATGCCGCAACCGGGCCACTTAGACCACAAATCGACATGGACTTGCTGGGCATTCATCTCAGTCCAGCGTGAAAGTTCGCCCCACTTTTCTCCATCCCAACGACCGGGGCGCTTGGTTCCCGGCATAATTGGAATGATGCGATAGCCGCCATCGACGAGTTTCTCGCCGTATTTTTCTACGTAATTGTCAGACATTTTCTACTTGAACCTCTACTCGCTCCTCGCCGTAATGCTTTGAGGCAACGAGCTGTGCTACCACTGCGTCATCAGCAAAGACAACGCCATTTAGCCCATCCAGAATCGCCTTGACGACGTTATCAATGTCAGGACGAGAGATGTGCCACCCCGTTTTTTTCTTGTGTGCAAAGTACGCTGTAATGGTGACTTTGACTGGCCCTTCTAGCATGGTCTTGCCGAGCATCGCAACTTGAGCCAAAGACTTTACGTTTTGTTCGTAAATCTGCGTTTCTCTCGGCGTAAACGTCACGACTTTATTTCCGCGACGACTAAATCTGGGACGAGCCTTGCCCACAGGCTTCCCGTAAATCACTAGGTCAATCATTTCAACCCCGCTACTTTGTATATACGTTCAACAATGTTTGACGGCGTATCTGCTTGGCCGCTCACAAAACGAGCCAAAGTATTGCGATGAATGCGTATCTTTTTCGCCGCAGCAGATAGCGTAAGCCCCTGTTTCCGAAGGCTTAAATAGATGCGTTCTCCCTCGGTTAAACGGCCTTCTATCGCTATACCCACTTGACCCTTGGTCTTGCGCTCAATAACCTTCAACCACTTAGGCGATGGCGCTCTGGAACCACTGGCCCACCGGGTCACGGCAGCGCGAGTACAGCCGCACATAAGCGCAAACTCTTCGTGTGTCAAGTTGTTCTCTTCCAGCCA